TCTAGCCCTAGATATGTAGGTGACTACTTAGTCAACCTAAGGGCCATCAGGAGAGTTGAAATAGAGTTTTCTATTTCTTCCTGGATTGGGGCGGCACCTTCGACGCCTTTGCGTTCGAAGGTCCGGGCTTTCGCCGCGAGTGCTTCGCATTGGGTGTAGATCGCTTGGGCTGCTTTGTCTTGCCAGGATCTGTAGGCGCGCTCAAGCTCTTCTTGATTCGTTCCTCGATCTGCTGCTGCGTTGTTAGCAGGCGCTCTTCGCGGGCGATTTCCTCGATACATTCTGTGTAGGTTCCGTGTATTGACACGGGCCTGGCTTCTACCCTATAAATTTGTCCGCCGAACACTGCATCAACTTTGACATCTCTTTTGTTGTCGTGGACTATAGGGTAGTGCTGGTTGCTGATAGCAGCATTGATGTTTTGCGCAGCTACCTCTATATCAGAGATGGACATCTTCATAATGCTCGAAAAAGCATTAAGGATGACAAGTTTATCTTCTTGTGGCCAAGCATTTGTTGTTTTGAAGTACTCGTCCATGGTTAATCTGACTGGTGTTGTCAACCCCGACAGCTCAATCTGTCTTTGAGCCCAATCTGATAGGATTGGTGTAAGGGGATCAGTCACAAGATAACCAATGGCCTTGTTGTACATTGCTTGCTCAAGGCTTACTTGGGTGTTTGCTGACAGGTGCAGCTTGGGTAGAAATCTTCTCGGGTCCTGGAATGAGTCTGAAGATGTTAAAGGGTCAATGAAGACTCGTCCAAGATATGTCATCATAGAATGTTTAGTCCTGGCTTGGATTTCTATGGTTAACCCGAGCTCCTTAGCCACTGCCACTAGGGCATTCTCTAAGTTTGGAATGTTACGGTGAATACCATCATCACCGTAATAGAGGCCAAGGTTTCGCCAGGCAGTATCGACCGCCTGATTGAGAGACCTGAGTGCTGCATAACACACAAACGCGTTTATAATGGTATTGGCTTCCGTTGTGATTGGTGAGCCAGAACGCGTACCCCAACCAGGATCATATCTGAATCCAGATTGGGTGGTGGCTTTTCTCGCAAAGATGGAGTCGAACAACTTGGACAGGTTTTCTGTGTCACCAGTGTTACCAAAGTACCGCATATACGATGGTTTTACAACTCTCATCTGTAAAAATTCCGAAATTGTGCCGTCGAAACGTGAGTAATCTGTTTCGATGAAACCGTTGATGGCCACAGGGGCCAGTGCCTCAACAGTTTCTTTGCAATTTAGAGCTGGCCCGAACCATGCCTGTGGCTTACATATGTACTCTTTGAAAGCGTACGTATAAGCGCTTAGCAACACTGTGGTTGAAGCATGCATGGTGGTGATGTTCCTCGGGTCAGACAATGCTGATGGTTCAGCCTTGCAAAAGGTCTTGAGCCTGTTGTGCGCGAGTTGGCAGGTCAACACCCCCCGTGCCAGTTCTGTCCTGGCCCGTTGGTTGGGTCGACATTGAATCAGTTCCACTTGGTAGGTCTCATAGGGAACCCCAGTGCCTGCAAGATGTTTTGGCACTAGTTTATCAATAAACTCAAGCGCATAGTGCTCATATTTCGGAGCCGGCCAGAGGTAGTTCTGTATTTTAAGTACCCTGCCAGCGATAGACGCGTATTCATTGTTTGCTGATTTAACAGGAAACACATTTGGTTCTGTAACGAGCGGGTTGCAGAGAACATGGATCGGGGTCTTCTTTGGACTGTCGTGGACATATGGCTTCAATGTCTGGTACGTGGTTGGTAAAGAAGGTACCGTTATAACATGAAAGCGTCTGTCTTTCGTGTCCACTTCGAGATGTTCAAGCAACCGAGGTGTTATGCTCGTGGCGTCTGGGATGCGATCATAGCTTAGTAGTCTCTCAATCGTTCCCGCATCAATCTGTCTGCCAGCTGCCAGTATTTCGCGATGTTTTGCTTGTACTGTTAAGTAAGTTTTCAGTGACAGGTTTATGGAGATAAGGTCCCCTGGGCTTGCCAATGATATGGCGTCCTTGCAGGGCTCAATCACGCAAGCAGATTTTCCATGAACTAAAGTTCGCCTGCGGATTCCAAATTGCTCTTTGGAGTAGTAAGGTAACCAATAAGGATAGGGTAGCATGGCACTAGGTGTTAGGATGACAATTCGGTGGTCCTTTTCGTTGGTCAACTCTTTCTGTACCACATCGAATACGACCATGTTGTCCTCATTGTCAAGTGCCGCCACACAATCACCGCGATAGTCCCAAAGTTCGTGCACGTAATGTGCTCCACCGGCCACATTATACTTGACGGTGTTGTCTTTCTCAAAAGTATAATGGTATTCGTTTGTCCGTTTAGCGGCCTGTTTTGGTACGAAGGTGTACAGCATCATTGGACGGGCGTACTTTAAGTGCGCGTTAATGTCGCAATGATAATCCACGTCAATGTAAAGTAGAACGTGGTTTTCACCAACTTCGTGATCACGGAAACGTTGCTTGAGGTCTTTTGTGTCGTAGAAGTAACGCGACGCATCAGCATCATCGTCACGAGCAGACCCAGACATCTCATAAGGCTCCATTCCGATTGATCGAGCAAGCACTTTAAGTGCATGGTTAACAGAGCTCCGCAGGCCAGCAGACTTGGGATGGGTGTGGTTACTGGATTGGGGAAACACTGTAATTTCCGTAAGATTATGATCCAGCAACCTGCGGTAATCGTCCTTCGCATGGAGTACCTTTGTTGCAATGAACGCTGAATAGTCCCGTATGTCCATCTTAGAACCGAAGATGGCTCGGGCAGCGTAAAGGATATCTCTCCAGATTGAGGGGCTTTTGTCAGCTTCTCCTGGATGCGGTTCATCAGGGATGAATCCAGGATGGCTCGTTTCTGAGCCAAATAGGCGCGCTTTAAGTAAGCGCAAAACGTAGCGAACCAGGCGTATTGCCCTAGCCAACCAGCTATCTTTGCTGACAAATGGGTGTAGATAGACTTCACGGCCTCGGATAAGAGGCAGCCGGTCTTGGCTAGAAATGGCTGGATTGCGTCCATATTCCATAACATTCGTCACGTTTAAAATCCTTATTTG